GTCTAGCGAGAACGCAAGGCTGTCAATGCTGGTGCTAAAGTAGTCTAAGAACTCTAGCGTAAACGGGCCTTGTATCCCGCACTCCATCCAGTTCGCGTCTAGCGAGAACGGTAAGGAGTCTAGGCTTCCAAAGCGGTCTAGTTCTTCAAGGGTTAATAGTGGTTTACCAGTCGGAGCAAAGGATGCGCCAATTACTCCTGAACCTAGTGGCGCAAATCCGAACATTATTTAGACTCCTGTCTCAACCCATTGCTGAGTGTTCTCGTCCCAATTGTAAATTTTTCCGTCTGTTGGGCAAGGCGTTGGTGCGTCCCACAAACAAGTTTCTTCGTTTAGCACCCAAGACGCATACGGTTTTGGGGGTATGAACGCATCGCGTACATGGTCGTAAGCGTAACCGATACCAGCGTAGTTCTTACGAAGCGGACGACCTTCTGGGTGTTGACCTCCATAAGTATTGTAAGAAGTCTGAATCCAAGAGGTTCTGTCAGGCAACGTATCAATAAAGTCCTGTTCAGCGACAATAACTTGTTCAACAATGCCCTGTGCAGTAATTCGTGCAAAGTGACTCATGCTGTAAATGTCCCTGAAGAAGTAAAGGTATGAATAGTGTTACCGCCGCTGCTGGTTATTGTGCCGCCAGTTCCTCTTTGCGCTCCAGCGTAACTAATGATGACAATACCCGAACCGCCCGCACCACCTGCAATGTGTCCACCGCTAAACCCGCCCGCACCACCACCACCGCCAGTATTAACTGTTCCGGCAACGCCAACATTGTTTCCACCAGTTGATGACCCACCGCCTCCAGAACCACCGGATGCAGTTGTTGCTTGATTGTAGCAAGTGCCGCCCCCGCCGCCAGCATAAGTAGTGGACGAACCAGATATGCTAGATGCAGTTCCGTTGCCGCCAGAGCCACCCACAGTTGATGAGCCATTCGCTCCAACTGCCGAAGCACCGCCCCCACCACCACCACCATAAGCTGGAGCAGAGCCGCTATTTGTGCCACCATTATTTCCTTGAGAGGGGCTTACAGAAGGCGTGTTACCAGAACCACCGTTATAAGTTACGCCACCTGTTGTTCCCGCACCACCACCTGAGCCGCCATTGTTACCGGTGTAAGGAGAACTATTACCACCACCACCACCGCCGGCGGTACTGGTGATAGTTGAAAAAACAGAATTATTGCCGTTTGAGCCAGCTCCACTAGATGTGCCGCCGCTTCCACCGCTACCAACCGTAACGGTGTATGAACTACCTGGCATTACAGAAAACCCAGTACCAGTTCTAAAGCCACCGGCTCCACCACCCCCGCCGGTTGACCCACCACCACCGCCTCCAGCAACCACAAGGTAATCCACAGAGTACGAATAACCTAACTGAGCAAAGTATTTCCAATCAGAGCCGTTGTAAACCTCGTACTGCGATTCTGTTGTGTTGTACCGAATCATTCCGGTAGAAGGAGAAGATGGGCGTTGTTCCGTTGTCCCTACTGTGACGTGGAAAGCACCAGTTGACTGACTAGGAGTGTCGTATGCCGCAGCCCTACCTGCTGGATAATTAACAAATACGTCTTTTGTTCCGGCAGAGAAATTGACCAAGTTACCGCTATTCGACGACGACAACACGGTGTCGCGTGACAGGGTTGACCCAGATGAGGTATACGTCCCAACGCCGTTTTCCCACTCCGACCCCATCACAATGGAGTAGAACGTGGTGTTCGCGTTTCCGATGGTAGAGAACCCTTGGTAGCCAGGAGACGCGCCACCAAGCGTAAATGTCCCCGTACCTGTCGTGGTCGAGGTTTCCTTTACGCGGTCTTTAAGGACGAAGGCCATTAGTCAAGCGTTACCGTGAGGTTGCCGGAAGTAATCTTGAGAATGTCGCCAGAGTCAATTGTCTTGGCAGTCGTGAGCGCGGTGTGCATAAGCAGGTTACCGCTAGAAAGCGCGTCCGAAATACCGATGTAGCCCACGGAACCCCATGAGGCCGTAGCCTGTGGGAATGTCACGTCTGCGCTAGAGGTGACGATTCCACCAGAAGCCGTGGTCACGGATAGGGCTTGGCGGGCATAGGAGCCACCAGAAACTTCCGTACCCGAACCAGCGTCCGTTGGGTCAGATGTGTAGAGTCCAACGTACACCGTCGTGGGGGAGGTGTAAGAAGTGTTGCGGAGAACGTGGTCTAGAACTTTGTTCTCTAAGTAGTTGCTAAATTCTGCCATTTGATTACCTCGTTGTAACGGTCATAACTAAGGGAACACCAGAAAACTCACTCTCCTCGTCGGAGGTGTTGATTCTTGCAATTGCTTGGTTGTACAAGCTCGACCACGTTTGTGTGCGCGGGTCGTTCATCAGGTACGGCTCTGCCTCTAGGAGGGAGGCGTAGAGCAGCGCGTCTGGGTAGTTAGCCAAGAACTCGTTGCTAGTATTGCTTACAGACAGTACGGCTGGCTTGAAGTAGTAAAGCATCTGCAAGACGTAGGCACTATCTGGCTTGGGCGCGAACTCTAGCTCGTTGCCCCGCATGGTGTAGAACACCGGCAGCCCAATCTGGTCTGCGCGGGCGTTGCTAGAGAAAATGCTTGGGGATGTGTAAGTGACCACCGTTCTCGGAAGCCCTTGAATAAACACATCGCGAATAGAGAGAAAGTCGCTTGGCAACCCTACCGTCGGGTCGTTCACGGTCATCGTTGCCGTGGCCGTTTTGAGCATCCTGCGGGTACGAATGTCGCGTGATAGGCGTAACTCCGCTAGGCTGATAAAGTCGGGAATCTGGCTGGTAAGGTCACTCCGTCCGAGGTAGTTCGCTACCGATGTCTGGAGGTCGCTGTAATTCGCTAGGGCCATTGTAGTCGTTCCATGAATAAGTGTAAGACCCAACGTGCCCAATTGCGTTGGACAGGTGGTGGTCTAAATAAGTATCGAATCCTGCGTCTTTTGCCTTGATGCAGAAGTACACATCTTCCCCTAGCAACTTGTCGCCAGGTATCTTCTCGAACCAGAACCACGGTCTCGGGGTATTCTCAAACACCTCCCGCTTGACCATCATCACCCCGCAACCAATCGCGGTCACGCACTCTAGGTGGGTCTTGTCTTTAGAGACGATTGGAATCCAATGATTCTCTTTCTTCTCAAAGTCTATCTCTAGGTTCTTTGCCGTCGGTCTGACCGGCGAAGTTCTCGTTGTTGCGTTCACCCCAACGATGGGCTTGTCGTGCGCCAGCAAGACTTCTATCGTGTTCTTGGGGAACCTCATGTCTGCGTCTATCCACAGAATGTAGTCCGCACCTTCTTTTATGGCTTCTGCCGCCAACTTCTCGCGCTGGTCAAATATCAGGGTTCCGGCAACCGTGTAAACCGCCTGGTGTCCAGACCTGTTTCTTGCGTCGTAGGCACATAGTACCGCCAAGTCAAACGCCGTTCCTATCTCCATCTCTCCACGAGAAGGGATACAAATGGCGACTTTCTTATCGTCCCACGGTGCTTTCTGTTGTTTTTGCTTAATCTTGTCGTGAATCTTGCCCACTAAATCCTCCCCGGTCTTGTCCGTAAAAAACGGTTTGCCGGGTCATTTAGAAAAGCCTTCATGCGTTTCTGGTCTACCACAGCGAACCCCCTCATAATTCCCTTCACATTCAGGTCTGCAATGACCGAATTGGGAATCTCCGCTACCCGCGCACCATCACCCCACCGGGCGCGTTCGTCTATCTGGTTATAAGAAGCCTTGTTAGCCTCTAGGATTGGTGCGACGTTTTGTTCGTCCCTGATGACAAGCCCGCCATCTCCGTCCGCAAACCAAGTACGTTTACCCTCTATCGTTACTTCTTCGCCCAACTTTTGCATATTTACCCCACAAAACCGACGGTGGGAATTACCCACCGCCGATTCTATCACAAGTTACGCTGCTTTGATGTCAAATACACCGCCGTGTGCTTTCTCGTTACGAACTTCGAGGGTCAGTTCGGCAAGAATCTGAGTCTTGTCAGAGTCGCCGGTCTTAGCCAGGTCATTCGTCTGGAAAGGACGGAGGTAAGCAAGGGCTGCGTACTCGGAGTCGAGCATCAGGGCATCCGTAGAACGCATGAAGCGGTCAGGAACGATGCTGATGAGACCGAAGTCCGAGAGGTAAGCACCTGCTGCGGCAACGATAGTCGTTGGCTCTGCGCCGGTTACATAACGCTGCTGTGCAACACCAGCAAAACCAGACACAGTTGCCTTGAGTCCGGGAGGAACAACCAACATCTTCGGTGTGCCGCCGTCTTCAAAGATTTGCTGTGCTACGTCCTTGAGCATGGACTCAAGGAAGGTACGGGTTGTGGTGTCTGAACGAATATCGGAACCGTCACCTGTCGGGTTTGTACCAGCCGAACCCTTGGATACGTTGCTGGTGATGTAGGACAGGAGCGAACCCATCTTACGTGCGCCAGAGGTAGCCGTACCGTTGGTCTTGGCTTGGTTAGCCGTGATGATTGTCTCGATATCGCGCTTGATTTCGGAAGCGGCTTTAGCCAACTGGTAAGCCTTCTCAGACTTACGGCCAGCCTTGTCTACTGCCTCAAGCGTTCCAGAAACCTGAACGGTCTTACCAACGATTTGCGTGAAGTTGCCAACACGGGTCGTGGGAGCCAACGAGGAAGCGGCTGCGTCATCACCTTCGATGAGGGCGTTAGCAGTCGTAGCGGCGGCCAATGCGTCGGTCTGCCACTCGTGGTTTGTCTGGGTTGCACGAGCCTTGCCGATGGACGACATGATAGGCGTGTCGGTGGGGCTGATGTCATAAATGACGTTTGCTAAGTCTTCGCGGACACCGATGCTGGTGTACCGCAGGTAGGTATTTGAGGGTACTGACATTTAATTCTCCTTAGAGGAATCGTTCTAGTAAAGCCGCCGCGTCTCGCGGGCGACCAGATTGTTTAAGTTGCTTGGTCAATTTCTTGACCGCCTCTCCGTCCTTATCAAGGCGTGGAGAGCCGACCCCAGGTGCTAATGACTTGGGAGCCTCTGCCACTCTTTTGGAGACGGCAGGTTTTGACTTCTGCAATTTTTCGTATTGCATAGCCCGATACAGAGTCAGGACGGCGCGGTGGTCGTACACCTGCGACAACTCTTGGTCTGTCCACCCAACCGATTTGGCGTAATCTTTTATCTCCTTGCGGATAACCTCGCCCTTTACCTCATCTCCGAAGTCAGGGATGGCAGAACGTAGACGCTCGGCTTCCTGCTGGATGTGAGACTTAAGCCTCTCCTGATGTTCGGCGGCTTGCTTGGCTTGGAGTGATTCGCGTTCGGCGCGGACAGCTTGTAGCTGCTTTTCGCGTTCCATGTTCTCTGCCATCTTGACCGCGTACCCAATGGGGTCTTGGTCTTTTAAGGCAGTCAGGTCTTCCGCAGGTTGTGTCAACATCTGTTCGATGACTTGCAACCGTTGGGCATAGGTGTCCCGTAATTTGGCGGCTTCCTCTATCTTCGTGCGCTCGGATTCGACTGCCTTGCGCTGTTCGGCTAGAGATTGCGTCTTTTTGGTGTAGTCAGATGTGCGTGAGTAGCCCTTAATAAGTTCATCTAAGTCCACTTCCAGTTCTTCGTTGTCAACCTTGACCCGAAACCTTTGTGGTGCTTCGACTTCTTCTTGGACTTCTTCGCCTTCCGCTTCCTCAGATTCCTCGGCTTGCGCTTCGTACTCTTGGGTTTCTTCTTGTGCTAGTTCCTCGGCTTGGCCTTCCGGCTGCTCTGGCTCCAACATCCCGAAGATTTTGGCGGCTGCATTGTCTACTGTTGCACTCCCTTGCGGGTTGGTGTCTTCCATTTAGAACTCCTACTGTGGTTAAAAAACCATAAACTTGCGTTTCTTGTCCATCTCCTTAGTTGCGGCGATAGACTTGAGTGACGCAATAAATTCTTCTAGCCCTTTGAGTTTTAGACGCTCGCGTTCACGAACATCTACATCCTCGTCAGAACTATCTAATATGTTGTTAATATACATCAGCCGTTGCTTTTCCACAACAGCCATAAAGAACTCGTCGTTCAGGAAGGCTATCGCCCGTTCTGTTTCGTTCAACCAGGTATCTCCACGCCTTGACCGCGACCTTGGGCAACCTCAAAGGCTTTGAGTTGCGCCTCGGCTTGGAACTCGGCACTCTTGAGTTCCATCTGTGCGGCGGCCTTCTCCCTAGCCAACTGAATGTCTGCGGCAGCTTTCTCGCGCTGTAACTGGATGTCTGCCTGAGCCTTCGCCTGTTGTAGCTGGATGTCCGCTTGCGCCTTGGCTTGGTTAATCTGCATCTGAGCTTGCGCCTGTTGCATCAGGGCTGCGGTAGCGGGGTCTGGCTGGGGTTGTTGCGGTTGCAACATCGCCTGTTCCATCTCCGGCGTAATCTCGCGGAAGAACTCGTTGGTGTCTTTGAACCCCGCGGACTCGATGAACCGACCCAAGGTGTTGCGGTACTGACTTGGGGACACGAGAGGGTTAGCCATGCCCATCTGGGCAAGAATCTGCTCCTGCTTTTGCAGGATTGCGGCCACCATCGCCATCTGTTGCTCACGGTTGCCAGTACCTAGACCTACGTTTACCGTCAGGTCGTACTCGTTGCTCCACTCTCTAGGGTCGATAGCCACGAACTTGCCACGCATCCGTACGATTCTTTGCTTGTCCTGATACTTGCAGACAAGGTGCAGGATGGACTTGAACAGGTCTTTTACCCCCGTCTCGGCGAATATCCTAGCAATCAACTCAACCTTTGCGGCTCCTGCGTTTTGAACCATCGCCACGGCTGTCGCGGTAGTGTTTTGCAGGATGTTGGGGTCTAAGCCCTGAGAAGCCTGTGTAACGCCTGTGCGCTTCTGCTGTATCTCGTCCATGTAGGCGAGCATAGGGAAGGCTTGTCCGGCCACTAGAGGCACTTGTAAGGGCGTTATAGCGGCGTTGTTCTTGACCCGCACGATACCGCCCGGGGTGACCGTCAGCATATCGTCTAGGTTTACCTGCCCATCGACTACGGCCATCCGAGCGTTGTTGGAGAGGTACAGGTTATCCAACATCTGACGGGTAATCGTGGTCTTAATCTTCTGGATGTCCACAACCCTGTCGGCCAAGCTGTGCCCGAAGAACTTGTGGGGCATCGGGATTGGGCAGACCGAGCAGAACGGGATGAAGTCGCACTCCTCGTTCTCTAGGATTGTGCCACCAGCAAAGAACACACGGCGTAGTTCGGCAATGCCGTCCTCATCAAAGTCTGTCCTGATGTAGCACTCGAACGTCTCAATCTCGTCCATGCTTGTGTCGAGGCTTGGGTCGTCCGGCTGCTCACCATTCGGGAACCGCGCCACCCTCTCAGGGGTGAATGTCAGGTCGTCGTAGGCGGGCAAAAGGTCAATCTCGTCGGCCTTAAAGCCCATGCTGAGTAACTCGGAACGGGTGGTCAGTCTACGGTGGGCTACAAACGGCGCGTCAGAGATACGGCGAGCCTTCTTGGAGATTAGGAACTCCTCTGGCGGTACGTTCTCGACCTTGACCGAACCCTTCTTGTTGACCTTCTTGACCGTCACGTTGTACGCGAACACGGGCTGCATTGTCATTTCTGGCGCAACACCTGTCTGCTGGGCAAGCATCATCTGCTCTGGCGTAGGAGGAACTGGAACCTCTCCTACCTGAATCTGGCGTTGCTTGACCACCTCCATCTGCCCGTCTGCTAGTAGCAGGGTCAGTTCTTCCTCAGACAGGTTCTCGTACTTCTCTTTGTCCACGCTGGTCTCGTCGTTCCACCAGACTTTCACTACACCGTTCTTTTGCAGGAGCGCGTCCTTGAACCACGTCTGGAATACCTCGAAGCCTGGGTTGTCGTTCATCAGCACCCAATTACAGTACTCGGTGGCTTGCTTAGCCTTCTCCTCGTCGCCAGGTGCTTTGGGTTCAAACCGCACCACGTCGTCGGATTGGGTAAAGACACGCAGGAGTTGTGGCAACGCACCATCTACGGCTTCTGCGACTTCCCCTGTAACGATAGTGCTACGCCCCTCGACCTCGTTGCCGTAGGGTTCGCGGTTGTACGCCATCAGCGCATCGCGGCGTTCCTCTACGGTCTCGGTATTGATGTAGCCGAGTGCATTGTCTATCTCGTTTTCAATGATGGCTTGTAGGTCAAATTCTTGCATTTAGACAATCCATTTCGTGTTAATCGGTAGCGGTTTGCCCCATGTGCTAGTGGTATTCAAGCCAACAG